GTAGAAGTGGACTCCATAGACTGCGTAGTCCGGCAAGGCCAGCTCCTAGAGCTTGATGATGAAGTTGACCGTCTGGTAGGGCGGCAGATTGGCATCGGTGGCCGAGCTGCCCTGAAGGTCAGTGCCCGGTGACTCGCCGCCGATACTGTGAGTGTGATTGGCGTTGGAGCCACCGGTCGAGAAGCCGTGCAGGTGGTTGATGTTCTGACTGTCAGTCCTCATGGGGTTCCCACCGATGAGGCCCCACACACCGCCGTAGCCGGCCCTGTTGCTCGACCGGAGCTGACCGTGGGCGTTCCCCGCCGGCCAGCCCTGCACGTCGCTGGCCGAGTTGTTGTCGGCCACCTTGGCATAGTGGTCGTGGTATTCGTCGTGGTCGTGGGATGCGGCCCGGTCCATCCAGTCCGTCGTCCCGCCGTGAGCGTGGTCGGCAGACTGCCAGCCCGTTCCGCCGCCATGGCTGTGAAGGTTCACGGTGTGGGAGTGAGAGACGAGGGTCGCATTCCTGCTTCCGCCGGCCACCACCGCCGTCGTCGGGGTCGCCCGCCCCATCGGGAACTTGTTGCGCAGGTCCGGCACGTTGAAGGTCGTCCCTGAACCCGAGCCGTAGCCGGTCCCAATGGCCTGGAAGAGGTTGAAGTATGTGTCGGCTGACGTGGTGCCCCGGGTGTAGCTGGCGCCGTCACAGAGCACCCAGCCGGCCGGCGCCGTCGTCCCGCCGTAGGCCACGATCATGCCGGGCGGAAGGAAGGTGGCCCCGAGCGCCAGAGCGGACGGCACCGGGTGGCTGTGGTCCTCCTTGGCCGGGTTGTCACCGACTCCCGCGCTTCCTGCAGCTCCGACGACGATCGGTGCCGGCGTGTCAGGTGCCCCGAGAGCTGCGCTCGCTCCGAAGGTGTGACGCACCGGCACGTCGTGGGCGGGAATGTCGAGCCTGTTGGTGTGGTCGTGAGTGATGCTGGCCTTTCCCGTCTCCAGGTCGACCATCCTCTTTCCGACGGTGGCCGGCCCGGTGGCAGCTCCCTGGGGATTGGCGCCGAGCACGTTCTGGATGGCAGTGATCTCGTCCTGGGCATCGTTCATGTGCAGGGCGAAGACCGTCTCGACGAGATCGGTGTGGGTGGTGAACGACCGCACGTTTGCCGGATAGACGGCAGCCATCAGACGATCCCTCCTGTGACGTTCCGCAGAGTGATGGTGCCGACGACGGGGATTTCGCTGTCGGCCATGACTTCGTCAGCCGCCACGCCTGCAACGCTCGGCACTCGGTCGAGGGTGTAGACGTAGGCGTAGTCCACGCCCTCTGTTTCGTTGATGGCCCGGTACACCCGGCTGAGGGTCACCCGGCTGCCGAAGTCGACGGCGTTGTAGTCGAACACCAGGGTCAACGCATTGATGACCGCCTGGCGCACGGTGTCGCGCCGGTAGGTCGGCAGCACGTTGATGTCGGCCGTAATGTCCACGGCCACGTACGTGGGGTCACCAACGGTGACCACGGTCCCGATCAATTTCCTCGGGTCAAGGTACGTCGACACCGCAGCCTTCACGGCCGCCGAGGCGTTGCTGCCGGGGGCGTTCACAGGCGCCACGCGCACCGTCACCGCCGTCGGAGACGTCGCCGTGGCCTTCGCCTTGCCCACGCCGGTCACCCGGCGGGCGAGTGCTGCAAAGTCGTCGACGGTCACGGCCCGGGTGATAGCGGTCAGCGATCGGGGGGCATTCCTGCGGATGGACTCGATCGTCTCGGGGTCCGAGCCGCTGACACCGGCTGTCGTATTGGTCACCGCCTGCACCTGCTGGGTAACGCCGAGCACTACCACCGGGGTGGTGAGCTGGGTCAGGGTCCCGGGACCGACGTTGCCAATCGAGCCGTCAGCCGTGCGGTAGGTCGCCTGGAGCTGGGCGCCCGAGAGTGGGACGCGCCCGTTGACGTCGTCCCCGAACTCGACCCAGGTGATTCCGCCCTCATCGACGTTGGTGGTGAAGGCCGGGTCGTTGGGACCGGCGTCGATCAGGTGGTCGAAGTACACCCACTGCAGGGCGACGTCCGTCTCGACCACGCTCACGGCCACGGTGCCCTCGACTACCGGGGACCGGAACAGGGGGTAGCGCTGGTACAAGGCTCCCGTCGACGCCCCGATGATCTCGTTGGTGATCGTCTGGCCCTGGGTGGCGGTCACCGTACCGACATGTGAGCCGCCGATGACGAGATCGATGTCTGACTCGAAGATGATCGGGGCCATACCGGGGTCAGGGACCGTCTGCACCCGCGTGCCGGCGGGAATGGTGACAGTACCGGCCGAAGAGGGGGTGGTGAACTGGAGCGTCGTCGACGCAGCTCCCAGACCGGTGGGCCGGTAGTCCAGCATCTTGGCGATCGAGTACACCGAGCTGCGCATGACAGCCGAGTCGAGGAACGCCTCGTTGGCGATGCGGTCGGCGTAAAACGACAACATGTCTCCGACATATGCGAACAGCTCGATGAGCACGATGCCGAAGTCGTTGGGCGACTCGCTCGTCCACTCGGGCATGCGCTGCCGCTTGGCGTTGATCAGGTCAGTCCGCAGGGACTGCCAGTCTCGGCTCGAATAATCGATCGGGGGCAGCGGTTCGGGCATCGTTCCTCCCTCAGCCAGGCCAGCCGGACGTCGCCGTGGGGCTGACAGCGACGACGGCGACCTGCACTTCTCCGGTGGTCAGCAGGCGGTACGTAATGCGGAGCTGCATGCGGCCGATGGCGGGGTCGATATCCTCGACCTTGACGTCCTCCACCGCCACCGCCGGCTCCCAGCTCTGGATGGCATTCTTCACGGCGCTCGCCAGCATCGAGGACCGCAGCTCGTCGTTGACGTCGAAGACGTAGAGGCCGGCCCCACTCCCGTAGCCCGGCCGCATGACCCGCTCACCCGGGGTCGTGCCGATGATGGAACGCAGGCGCAGCGCCATCTGCCGGGGGAGATCCCAGGTCGCCGTGATGCGGCCGGTCCCGTCGAGCCGGAAGGGAATGTCCAGAGCTGCAGACTGAGCACCGATCACGGTGCTACCAGGGGCGTCGGCGTGGGCGGCTCATTAGCGGCGACGTAAGCAACGATGCACGCCCACTTGTCAAAGTACAGCGTTGTTCCCATAGGTCCGTTGAGGGTGAACCATCCCAGGGAGGCGTTGACTCCGCGCTCGCTCGCGGTTCCGCAGTTGTCACAGATAACGACATACTCCATTCCCATTGTGCTCCTCAGATTTTGATCAGGTACTGCATCGTCAAGTAGGGCTGGAGGTTGTTGTGAGCTGTGCTACCTCCAGCCGTTGTAACCGAGTTGGTGTGCCCATGGTTCACGTTGTGCCAGTGGTTCTTCATCGTGTGGGTGTGGTTCTTCATCGTGTGGGTGTGCGGGCCGGTGCCGTGCCAGTGGTTCGTGTCAACGGTGTCGATGTTGATGGGGATAGTCCCACCAGTGCCGCCGCCTTCCCATGGACCCTCGGAGGCGTACCCGCCCCGGTTGGAGTGCGAGTGAGCGGTGTTGGGCGTCCAGATCACGTTGCCGATCCGACCGGTGTGGTAGTGCTGATACGTGCTGAAGTTGTCGCTCATCCAGTTGGTCGTACCGGAGCCACCGTCAGAGGTGTTGTCGCTCGGCCAGTCAGAGGTGTTGTCGTTCGGCCCAGCGGAGTTGAAGTTGTTGGCGTCCACCGTGACGACGTGACCGTGGACAGGCATCTCAGCCAGGGCGAGCGTCACAACCTTGACGCCGCCGGACTGGCCGACCGAAGCGAACTCGGGCTGGCTGGCGTCCATGCCTGCAATGATGCGCCCTAGGAGATTCGGCAGACGGAATTGCAGGCCCGTCTCGCCCCCGGTGTTGTAGCGGGTACCGATGGCGGTGTAGAGCTGCGGATAATCAGCGATGTTCACGACCGTCCCGTTGCACAGCAGCCACCCCCCGGGCGCAGTGGTGCCGGCGTAGGGCATGACCATGCCCGGCAGGAACCCGACTCCAGGGAAGGCGCTGACGCCCACTAGGCATCCGCCACGAAGATGATGTTCCCGAGACTGAGCCAGCCGTTGCTCTCGCCCGATCCGTTGATGGTGCCGGTCGGGTCCACGTCGATGCGGCAGTTGACGTTCGGGTTCGTCTCGGCAGCGAAGAGCATGCGAATGCCAGGGCGGAATCCAGCCGGGAGTGTGAAGATGGTCGCTGCAACCGTGCCGTTTCTCACCAGCCCGCGCACCAAGACGATGTTGCCGACCTTGCGGTACATGGCGGCACTGCCATAGGTGGCGTCGTAGACCACCCAGCCGTTCTGGAGTACGGGGGCGAGCCAGCCGCTATCGGCCAGCTTGTGGAGGTGATCCGCCCGAGCGGAAAAACTCGAGGAGCCGGGGTCCGACGTCACGTTCACATCGCCCGGCGTGACCCCTGCAAAAACGGGAGCGGGGGTCGCTGGCATGAGCGCTGAAATACCCATCAGGCCGCCTCATAGATGATCGTGCCGCGCAGGATGTCGCCGGCCGCCAGGGCAAGGTTCGGAACAGTGCCCCAGAGACTGGCCGACGCCTGGTTATAGCTGAGGGCGATGAAGTTTCCGACCAGCTCGGCGTTCCCGTTGTAGCGGGTCGTCGTCGAGGCGTCGTAGATCATCATCGACCCGAGCTGGATGGCTGCAGCGGCCGGCTGGGCGTACGGAAAGACCGGCAGGCTGACAAGGACGTTGTTCGGAGACGTCCCAGCTCCGACGAGCGTGATGTCGAAATTCGCTGTGATCGTCTTGCCTTGCTGAAGGAAGCGGGCGTAGTTGACCGTGGTCGCCAGCACCCCCGGCTGGGACACCGTGGGGTACCAGCGCCGCCAGGTGATTGGCGTAGCGCCCGGGTAGTTCCCCCGGTTCACTAGAAGTCGCCTCCAACAGCTCCGCAGACGAGGATGTTGGCGTTGCCGATGATGGACTGCGAGGCCCGCAGCGACCACCCGGAGGGCAGGAGCATGTTGCTGTAGGGCTTCGCCAGCCGGAAAGGAGCTGGGCCGGCAGCGGCGGGCGTGACGGCCGTAACCGCCAGTGTGTCCCACAGCCGGTAGTTGGCCCCGTCGTAGAAGAACAGGTACACCAGGCCGGCGACCGTGGTCGGAATCAGCGTCGTGGTGGCGGCGTGGATCACGACCTCTTCCACCTTGGTGCCGTTCGCTCCGGCGTTCACGATGATGGAAGTCGTCGTCGGCACGGTCAGGCTTGTCTCGGCCGCACCCAGGAGAGCAGCACCGAGCTTCAGGGTTGATGCGAACTGCGGATCAGCCGCCATGGTGCTCCTTAGAGATAGTTCTCCCGGGCGTAGAGCCGGGTCCGGTAGAGCCGCGTTGCCTTGATGACCGAGCCGGTGGTAACAGCGCTGGCTGCCGCCTGCTCGGTGCCCGAGATGTAGACGACGAGGCCGGTCGCTGCGGCCACGGCTGAGATGAAATCCCCGGCGGCCAGAACGGCGGCCAGGTCGATGGGAACGAGAGTGTTGGCCGGGATGGTCGTCCCGGGCACGATGCGGTTCGCCGTCCCGGCCAGGCTGCCGGCGGCCACGAAGGACATCGACAGGGCGACGGGAACCGCCGACGTGTTCGAG